CGGGCGCTATAACTGTAGACTGTAAACCTATAAAACCGTTTAAGTATTGAGTAAAAGCTTGTAAAATTAATTGATTATTTTCGTATTTTCCTGTTTGTACCTGTCCGTTTAATATACTATACTCAGTAGCACAATTTGAGACGGTCCAGGTATAAGCTACTACCACGTAGGACCCGGCCCCATATACTGAACTATTAAGCTTTACGGCTACCTCTAAATAAAAGTCCTGGCTAAAATCTATATTTATATTATGGCCGTTTACGATACCAAGGCCCCCACTACCTAAAGTACTAGATATAGCTAGGCTAGTTTGTAGCGCTATTTCGTTACTATATATTTCTTCTTGTACCTGTCCTAGTACGGCTACCTGGTTATACGTATTACCCGTAGGGGTAACCGGCTGAGGTATACCCGCCACCTCTAACGCTAATACCTCTACCTCGTAACTGGTGGCGCTTTGCTGGGTCCAGGTTAAGGCGCTCATAACGGCTATATATGGATGCTCGAATTTTACATTTTGTACCCCTAAAATATTGCAAGTATTCTCTCCCCATAAATATATACAGTAACTACTATCACAATCGCCCACAATAGGCAAAGATCGACCAGGGGGTACTGTAACTAGTAGCGGGTCTAGCTGTGCTAGATCGTAGGGCCCTATAGCTAAGCCGATTAAATTATCGGGGCTACTAGAAAAGTCTACTATATACTGGTGCGTTACGCCTAGCGCGTCTACTACATCTACAGCGAACTGTGTAGCGGTAGTATTTATAGACTGGTAAAACTGTGTATACGCTCGCTGTCCTAGTTTTATTTTTTGGGTAGTATTAGGTAAGGTAGTTAGGAATTCAGCCGGCGTACCTATAAGGCTAACGTCGTACTGTGTGTAATCGAAATTAAGTATTTCCGGGTAAGGTAGGGCGCCGTTAAATATTAATTTTTCGCTGGTAAGGTCGTTATAGTCCTTATACCATTGGACCGTTTTAGGTAAAGTAAGTACCTGGCCGGTACTGAGTACTACGCCGTTAAAAGCTTTATTTATAGTAACGTCGGTACCGTTTATAGCTGTTACCTGGGCTATACCGTTATAGGTAGTTATTAGAAAATTATCGCCTATTAACTGTATGGTTTGGCCTACAAATAGGGTACCGCTTACGCCGGTAATTTCTGCAAAGCCTGAGTTATTTTGTACGCTTTGATAGGTTAAATTTTGGTAGTATTCTTCACTAGGTAAAACTAGTAGACGGTCGTAACTGTTAGGTACATTAAAGGCGCCTACGTTATTTAGGCTAAAGTCGTGGTATACTACCCCCGTAGCGTACCCGTTAACATTAAAAACGGCTTTTCCTTGTGGGTTAGCTGGTAGCTTTTGCCTATATATTCTATATACTCTAACCTCGGCCCCGCTAAAAGTATTAATATAAGGCGTATCTAGTACTACTACGCTATCGTTAGGTACGGCTACTACTTTGTAAATACCTGTATAGTCCGTAGGTCCTGTTATGTTTCTTACGTGTACGTAATCGCCTGGCGTATATTGGCTAGTCCCTATACCTCCACCTATCGCAAGTAGGCCAGGGTAACCCCAAAAATAGCTATCCAGTGCTAAACTGTGAATACTTTGATCTGTTAGAATATCTACTATATAGTTATGCTTTTCTTTTAAGTAGTTAAAGCTTTCTAACTCTATTAACGACCTATTAAAAGCTGGGTATAATTCCGGTATACTGTTATTTACTTGCATTTGCAAATTGATTAATTAACTGTTGTCGTATATCTTCGGCCGTTTCCTTACCTATTAAAGCCGTTAATTCGTCTAGCCGTTTAAAGAAAGGAAAAACGAAATTTGTAGGGGTTATACCAAAACGGTAAATACTTCTACTAATTAAAAATACTAAATTTTTACGCTTAATAAATCTACCTTTTTTGTCCCTTATACCGTCTAGCCCTTTCTGTATAGCCCACTTATTGATACTAGCCCTTAAACCGCCTTTTTTACCGGACCCAGTACCATACTTAAACGGACTACCTGGGGCCCTGTTTTTTCCTGGTCCGGCGCCCTGTACTCCAAGCCGTACGTACTCGCTATAGTCGGCCCCTTTTAATTCCATTACTATACGCTCGGCGTCCTGGCGTACCTCAAAGCGTAAAGACTTTTTTAAGTTGCCGGTATTTGTCTTGTTTACCGTATCTAAAAACGCGCCTATATCTACTACTACGTCGTCGCCCCATTTTTGTAATATGCTAGTAATATCTTTAGCCACTACTAATAATATTAAATTTCTTCAATAATATCACAATAGCCCCCTATTTCCCCTATTAGAGTTACCTCTATTTTTACCCCGGCTAGTAGGCTGTCGCTTTCGTCCTCGGTCCATATATCCAGCGGTACGTTATCTATACCGTCGTAGCTATTTGTAGCGCCCCAGGTACGTAACTTTTTAACTATCTCTACGGCTAAGCTGTAGGTATTCGAATGTATAGCCAGCTTATTACTTTTATCGGCCTGTAGCTTATCGCATATTACCAGGGTTAACGGTAATTCCTGACTCCACTCTTTTAGTACGGCCTGTTTAAGATCGTAAGCTATATAAACGTGCATATACTCGTTTTTATTTTCGCTTACTCTTATTAGTAGGTCCTCGTAAGTACATACAGTTACCCCCTTAGCTTTTTCTAGTCCGCTTATCTCAGCGTCTACGCTGTCTAGTATTTCCTTAGTCGTTAACATTCTTATACTGTTTTAGGTAACCGTAATATATACAGCACTCTATAAAAGAAAGCCGGCCGGCCCTTTCGTATTCCAACGGGTTAAAGTCCGCTACTCCTATTACGAAGTCGTACCACTGGTACGCCTTGCGTATTCTATCCAGTCGCTTATATTCTCTATATTCCCTACCTCTTTTGTCAGTTTCTCCACTTGTCGAATCGTCAATTTTTGGAAAGATCGCCGTAAAGCGTTTGGTAAATATGTTTTCAATCCAGTCAAAAAAAAACCGGCCGAGTTCCAGGCTGTTAAAAAATCTAAATCAAGTAGCTCGTCCTTTATCCTGGTAAATCTATCGGCGTCGTACTTATCTACCTTACCCCTGTAATATATAACCGCTAGTACGTTTAATATCTTTATACCTACGTTTTCCTCTTTGCTATTTAGCTGTAGTATTTCGGTAACCTGGTTAGCTGTAGTATAGTCTAATTTTTCCCTTTTGTATAGTCTAAACTTATGGTAAAAGAATACGCTCTTTTTTTCTTTTGGTAGTTTATCTAAAAACGCTATACGATCAACTAAGGCCGAAAACTGTAGGGGCGCTAAGTCTCTTATATAGTCCTCGGGTTTATCTGTTAATACCGCTACCCTTTGTATCTGTCGGGTTACTTTATTATTTGTCTTAGGTAAACCCTGTAGCTCTATAAATTGCTTTAGCGTTAAGTCTTTCCAGCTTTTAGGGGCTTTTGTCCGGCGTCTTATCATTTTTGTATTGGGTTAACTGTTTCGTAAAGGTAATTAATTTTTTTATGAAACTATACCCGGTAAGGTCCTCAAAATTTTCATCTATACTATACGTTTCTATACCTATAATAGCTACTAGTACTAGCTTAACGAAAGGTATTTCTGTATCTATATTTTCACTACAAATTTGAGCGAGTATAATAAAGATAAAATAAAATATACTTTTCGGTACTACCTGTTTTAGCTTATGGCTTTTAATAGCTTTAACGCCCTGTAACTTTCCTACTACCATTACCTTACTAACGGTATCTAAAAAAACCATAACGATAGCGGTAATAAAAGCGCCAGTAAGGGGCGCAAAAAAAGACCCCAAAGATACCGACAAAATAAAAAGCGCTTTACTTATCCAGTTAGTTAGATCGTCTACCATATTATACTTTTTATTTATTGTATCTTATACAGTTAAAAGCTAAGCCTGGTAGATACGTATCTATTTTACGGACCAGTTTATACTGTAGTTTCGTAACTTACTGGTAGCTATATACCTTAGCGCGTCTAAGCTGTGGTCCTGTTGGTTAGGTGCCGGCCTGTTTTCCTTTTGTCCTGTCTTATCCTTATTCCATACGTAGCCCCGTATTTCTTTTATCACGTTGGTACTTTGCTCAGTTATCAGTAATTCGTATTCCTGTAATAAGTTTATACCCTGGCGTATACTATCGGGCCCTTTTTTAGCCCCGTAAATATTAAGGCCGTAGTTAATTAGCTCGTCTATACTCTTAGGCTCGGCGCTGTCCCCTACTATCTCGGCCCGTATCGGTATTACGTCTTTTAAATTATTATATATAGCCCTGTTAGTTAATCCTGTAGTATAAAGTACTTCGTCTATTATTATCTTACCGTCCCACTGGTATAACCCTACGACGGCCGTAGGGTCGTTAGTATAACCAAAGTCTAAACCGTACCCCAGTAGCTTA